TTATAAAGTAGTAAAGGTTTGTGTTTACCTTAAAGCGCCGCTACTATCAGGGTCGGATCCTACAGGGTTACTTGGCCGACAATCTCGATATCTAGCGGTGGAGATCATCCCACCGCTTCCCCAAAGATCATTAAAACAATAGTAACCTAATTGTAATATCGTTGTCAACTCCTAAATTATAATATCTTTTTTCTTCTGGTTTTTCTCGTTTTTACCGGGTTCGTGACCAATAGCATGTTGGCCTTGCTTACCTTTCCCGGCACCTAATTTACTAAGATTCGGCAATGGTGGCCGACAAATAAAGCCGCCCTTCATGGCTAAAATATGGACGTCGCGTTTGGTTAATCTTGCATCGTATCTCAAAACACTATCGCAGTGGCCACACCACCAATCTTGTTTACCCTTTGGGGTATCAGCTCTTTTAATTGGCTGCCAGTTGTGAATTTGCACGCTCTAGCCTTTCTCTCATTAATTTACCCACTACTTTAACATTAAAACGATCTTGCACGGCTCGTTTGCCCTTTTCGCCTAATGACTTAACAATTTTTCGATTTGAATATAAGAACCTCATTTGTGACCGTAAATAATCGATGTCGATTTCTGCCCAATTTTGATCCTCACAATACCACTGTGAGTTACGTGACACATTTCGAACCGGGACCATTTTACATGGGACCAACAAAGCAACATCTTTAATATATTCGTGAATACCGCCACAATCAGTCGATATGACCGGTTTGCCCATTAGCATCGCTTCCATTTGTGGAATTCCCCAACCTTCGCCACGATGAGCGCTCACAAAGCAATCAAACGTAGCGTGAAATCTATATATCTGGTGACGGTCCATTAATTGCTTGTAAATGTAAACGGAGGGATATTTTTTAAGTTTAATTTTTTTCTTTAATTCCTTGATGTGAGTGATAACCTCTTTGCGATGGCGCGGATCAAAGTTGTCTACATAGGTTTTGAGCGTCAAACTCACGCCCTCATCATTCTCGAACTCACGCCAAAACGCCTCTAATAAAGCCTCTGGGTTTTTCCTAGTAGTCCACTCAAATATCGAATAAAATTTAAAATCTTTTTCGTTCTCAATAATGTACGGATCTGATTTTGGGGCGGGCGTAGCAATAGCCTCTGGAATAATATAAATTGGTTTAGTGACTCCGGCCTTGCGTATTGCCTCGGCGTTATACTCACTGCCGGTCCAAATCTCATCGCAAAACTGTACGCCTAAAGCAAATTCTTTGGGTAGTTTATCAGTTTCCCAAAAAACACGGCCAATATTATACTTTCCCGGTTCGATGTAATTCCCATAAATATTGGGTGTGGTGTGAATAATCTTAATTTGATAGTCAATTTTTTTGCCATTCAAGCTCTGGACCAACTCGCCTAATGGCCCGAAATCGGCTATTTCTAAACAATGCCTAGTAAGTTCGGTGGTGACATCGATGCCCGCACTAACTAAAGCAGCTATGTCGTGGCGCGAGGCTTCTCCGTAACCAGAGTAATCAAGACATGGCGATGTATATTTTACCTTCATTTATGCCTCCCATAAGTCCTAGTTTTTTTATGACATTCGTAACACAAGGTGCGTCCATTATCTACATCAAAAACCAATTCCGGAAACTTTGATTTCGGCTTAATATGATCTGCTTCCAAATCGTGAGAACTTCCACACTCAACACATTTATTACCATCTCTTTTAAAAACAGCCAACCTCCATCTTTTGTACTCAACCATTTTGTAAACCTTTTTCCCATAGTACGGACCTCTTTGATTTAAATTAAAACATTTTCTTGAACAAAATTTCTGGTTTGGTTTGGTTAGCTTTTTTTTATTGGTCGAAAATTTTTTACCACAAAACTCACAATTTTTATAAGTTTTATTTCCTTTATTCCATGGAATAGACCCTTTTTCAAAAGATCCACTATTGGCTTTTTTGTTTTTTTTATTTAACCAATAAGAATTCCCTTTGACAAACTTACCTGTTTTTTTATCTCTAACTATTGGCATAATACTATTATACCATAACCAGAATAAGCTAACGGTCTTTCAGTTATTTGCGAATCTTTAACCAACGCGTTGCATCATCAAGCATGATGTCTTTTCCACAGCGCTCACAAGTAACCTTTACACCCATCATTTGATTGCTACTCTCTATAGCAATGCCAGTGCAAGCAGGGCATAGATACTTAAATTTGACCTGTGGTGCTGTATCTGCCACCACTGGCACAGCCTTTTTTTTGGCTGATTTTGATTTACCTTTTGGCATTTTTTGCCTCCCTTATATTTTCTCGAGCGTGAGAATATTTTTTAATTTTCGCTCCGATAATGGTTTACTCATTATATCCTCAAAAATCGATTTAAGCATGTTTGCTGTGTTTTTAATAGACCATTGCTTTACGTACTCGGCTGCTTTTGCCCCTACTTTTGAAGCATCAGCCTGATGCTCATAAATATAGCGCATTTGGCGCCTTAAATCGTCAACATCACAAACAAACATCTCGCCGGTGTCCTCATCTCTGTACCTCTGGTAAAGAGCCTCACACATTTCGCCCACCTTGACCTCGTACATAAACTCAGAGTTAAAATACTCACTTATCCCGTGGGCGTTTGGCACAATCGTAGGTAGGCCAGTGGCCATTGCTTCAAGCGGAGTTATACCAAAGCCTTCACCTCGAGATGGGAAAACAAAAGCATCTGATTGACCACAAAGATCAGCTAACTCATAATTTTCAAGGGGTTCGTTTATTACTTCAATATTTGGATATCTAACCGGAGAAATTGGAAATGGTAAACTTTTTAAATTAGTCTTAAATATTAATTTAACCGGCTCATCTGGTGCAAACTCTTTTACAAATGCTTGAAAAACCTCAACAAAACCTTTTCTAATATTAAAAGCATTGTAGTGCAAGAAAACAAAATCTTTTCTGGCTTTTCGTTTATTTTTTCTATCTATAAAATTATAAACCCGGTCATCATAGCCCAATGGGACCACCTGAGTTTCAACACCCGATTTTTTAAATACGTCCTGACACCACTTGCTCGGGACCAATATTTTATCGGCAGCATCTAAATAATCGAGCCAACTATCAGGAATTTTGGTACTCTCAAACATCGTGTAAAGTATTCGATACGAGGCCTCTAATCGTAATAGTGAATAGGGGTTATGAAAAAGTAAAGCAACTTTTTGACCTCTATTAGAAAGCGATGTATTAATTCCCAGCTCGTTAAGCTCTCTCATTAGGCCCTCGCTAGTCACGCTGTAACCATCTTTGCCACCTTGCGACACTGTAACCATATAAATGCCGTTCTTCTTATTTTCAAGCTGATTTTGATGCTCTAAAACTTTTTTACTCATCGATTGAAATTGATGATTACGATACATCTGGTATTTGTTTATTTGTTTAATTGTGGGAATTTTAAAACCATCTCTACTCTTGAGGCTGTCATATTCTTTTTGAGTTTCGACTTGTACGATTCGTTTGCCGGGATTAATTAAATAGAACATGACAACAATTTTACAATAAGACTACATAAAACAAAAGAGCCACCCGCGAGGATGGCTCGATTATTAAGTTGACCGTTAGCTTAAAAACTTTCAACTTCAACGATTCGACGTTGATCCATGATGGCAACACCATAGAGCAGATCGAGTGTGAGCTGGTGAGCGCCCAAATCACCGTTGTACCAAAAGAGGGTACGCAGTGATAGACCGACACTAGCATCATTGATCACACTTGAGAGAACACCTGTACCCGGCATTGGCTTGTCGAGAGGTCGAGAAGCAATCACCAAAGCATTTTTGGTGTACGCAAGGTTGTGGTAAGCAGCCGGCGACCCGGATTTTTGCACAACTTGGCTTTCCCACGATTCAATTCCGTAAGTTCTAACTACTTGACCTTGAGAGATCGATTCGTTAGCACCACGGGCATCAAATCTGGTGTACTTATCTACACCGAGTAGGTCATTAAAGACCGTCCCATCAGCATAGAAATACCTTTGCTCTAAACGAGGCACCTTTTGATCCGAAAAGAATTTACGAATCGCTAGCATGACACCATCGATGGTGGCATCACTAGTACGGTCCCAAGTCAAAGTATGCTCAATTGAGGCGTGCATACTTGCAAGTGAAGTTTCCACGGCTTCGGCTAGTGCGATCGCACCGTCCTCGGCATACCCATTTTGAGTGTTCTGATTCTCCAAAACCTTAGTCACATCATCGATGGTCAAAGTGACCTCTTTGTGTGTGTCCAAAGTAACATCGACATCAGTAGCCGTTGGGTTTTGCTTGGTGAAATTTTCACCGGCAGTCTTATCACTAGCTACAACCGCACCTCTTTTTGGCACTTGGATAGTAGCGCCCTCTTTGGCTACAACCCAATCACTATCACGGCTAACCGTGCGAGCGAGATTCAAATAACTAGGAAACCTACCGATCGCTTTTTGGGCGATGATGGTAGGGATAAACACCGCATTTGTGGTGTTATTTAATACATTTTCTGGCATGACTTTTTTTTACCTCCATATAATTTATTAACAATTTTGCTTTAGCTTGTTAGATTTGGAGGTGTGACTTTAGACAGGTATGTCGTTTTCGACTTGGTTGTTCTTAATAGCCTCTAAAATGGCGGGTTCGTTTTTCTTGTAAAATTCTGGATTTTGAATCTGTGAGTGAGTAAATTTCTTTTTACCCCCATCGTCATCGCCACCCGGATTCGTACCTGATCCAACGGTTGTGCCATCATTAGTAGCCTCACCTTTTAGGTAGGGCTTCGACTTGAGTAAGGCTTCGACTTGTTCTTTGGCGCCTGTTATGGTGCCATCGTCAGCTACCGTAATCTTGTCGTGATCTACTAATTTCGAAATCACCTCTAAATCTTTGACACCTAGAGATTGAGCTACGGCCATGATCTGCATACGCTTTTCAAGGCTGTCGGCTTTGGCTTTGTTTTTCTCTGCCAAGACCTTATACTCTTTATTCTCCTCGAGTTTTGCCGTTTCCATGCCCTCGATTTTTTTGCTAGCAACTCTGCCAGCTTTGGCGTCAGCATTTAGCTGTTTAAAACGTGGGTGATCCCATAATCTCTGATCGTCGAAGATTTTGGCAAAATCTTCATCACCGAGCTTCTTTGGATCAAACGCTTCGCTGGTGTCGGTTTTCTCGTTTTTTGTTGGGTCGGTCCCACCATCACCAGTTTTTGCTGCGGCTGCTGCCGCGGCTTTCTTTTCTTTTTCGGTCATTTTTGTTTCATTTTTTACGTGGTACGACCACTTTAAAAATGCCTTTTATTAACTTTCTAACTATAATGATTATGATTAATATTTTATTTTTTGTCAATTAGATAGTTGACTTCTTATGTAATGTTGTTGTAAGATAATTACGAGAGGAGAACAATAAAATGAGTAAACCAAAGTTCCCGCGCTACTTTGTAGTAAATTTTGACGTATTTGTAAAAGTCGAAATAAACAAAGATATAGTCACCGGAACAAACCAACACGGCAACCCATTCCCACCCAAGGTCGCCTTGGTAGAGGGAGAAGAAATAACCAAAAAGGAATTTGATAAAGCGGTCGAAATTTCAGAAATAAATAAATTAGCCACCTAATCTCTTGCTGGTTTTTTCGGCTGCGGCTTTATATAGCTCATTCATTTTTTGTTCTGTTTTTTGCCAATCTCCGATTTTTACCCTGACATCACGATAATATTTATCACCACCCAATTTCATTTTTGCATCCCACATTTCCTTTGTGGTAACTTGAATTTCAGTGACATGACCAGAGGGAGCAGTCACATTGATCATGTTGTGTTTATAGCCGGGATTATCTAGTCCAATTTTTACCCGCTCAACATTACCGAACTGTGACTCAACCGTTTTGACCATTTTATTAAATTCTTTTTTATCCCCGGGATCATTAATAAAAATCGCCGATCTATTTGCATCACGCAATTTATAAACATTGCCATCATAATCATTAATTACTTTTTGCACCGATCGATCTAATTTTTTAACCGGTCCGTGACTATATTCCCACCCACCAGATTTTGCGACGCTCTCAACTTCTTTTTTAAATTGTGCATCATATTTTGTAGCAGGGACAATTATTGACTCATTTAAAGCCGAGGCGACACCAGCCTCAGTGCTTTCGCCAGCTTTACCATATTTTCTGGTGCTTGGATCGTATGCCTTGGTTTGTTTGGCCAGAGAGGGGATCATTGTATTAATAGCATGCTCACAATTTGGATGAAATAGGCCGGCCGACACGGCATCGCGGTAGGTTTCATAACCTTTGGTTTGGCCGGTAACACTTAAAATCTTACCCTCCCAAGGGGTGCATAAAGGACACGCCCCTTGATGTTGCGATACTTGCACTAAATCATAACCATTCTCGACCATTCGATTGGCAAGCCCAACATTTCTAGCCTCTACTACCTTGGTCCTAAATAGCATCTCAGCATACCGATCAGGAGTCCAACGCTTGCCACCCTTATCAATCATCGATGCTAGCCCTTGATCTTGTAGCACCGATTTAATCGTTTTAACAACCTCTTTGAGCGCAGCACCTTTAGTTTGGCCAATAGCGATCTTTTGGGTAATTTCTTCTCTAACAGTTTTGCCAAGTAACCGGACAACATCACGCTTAACCCCGGTTAAGCTCTCAGCCACATATTGCATCGTATCATCGACTAATGCAGCAATCGCTTCTTGATGTACTAGGTTAAAACCTTTAGATATGTTGACTTGGGCATCGATATTTTTAAGTTGCTTAATTGCATCATTCGCCCCGGTTTTATAATATTCTGGCAGCTCACTAGCAACCCATTTTTGGGCATCCTCACCCAATTCCTCTAGAATAGCCTCAATTTGGGCGAGTATTTGTTTGCGGTTGGCCACTCCGAAATTTGTGGCCGTTGAAATTTCTCCAACAATATCTTTGTAGGCAGACTTGAATAAATTGACTACTTTAGCAATGTTTTTTTCGTTTACTTCAACATTTAAAGGGTAGACGCTCATAAAAACATTATACAGTTTAAAAGAATTACTTTACAGGATTTTTGGCCTCAGTTGTTTTCTGATCGACTGGCTTGCCACCTTTTTTAATGTTTAAATTCTGATCAATATTCTTAGCACCGATCATCGCCGGCATTTTTAACTCTTTTTCTTTTTTAATCTCTTTGTATTTGGCCTCGGCTGCTTTCTCATCAAGACCATAGACTTTTTGAATTGCATCGATCTCTGATCTAATGCCGGCATCAATGGCGCGTGATTCAATATCTACCTGTTCGCTCTCATCAATTGGCAAACCATCAGCAAACTCTAAATCAGGTTTAATGATTTTTGATGGAGCTTTGACACCTTGAACTTCAATGCCGTGAGCCTTGCCTAACTCCTGGGCCACTTCTAAAACAGTTCTGAGCCTAGCATGGTAATATAATTTTTTGCGAGATACCTTTGCAATGGTCCTCATTAGCTTAAACTTCAAAGCACGGCCACTATCATTGTCACCCTCTCCCATTCCAAGAACATCGGGGCTAATCTCAGCAACCATATAAAAGAATCCAACCAATTTCTCTACGTACTTAAAAGCATTTTCTAATGAGGCGTCCCACACCACATATTCGGCTTTACCATCTTCGCCACTTTCAAATTCAATAACTCGAGCATCTTTTTTCTTAACTTTGCCATCCTCATTTAAAACCCCCGGTGGGACCATTAAAATTGGGTCGCTATGTTTATCCAAAATATTGTCGACTTTGGTCAAACGGTTATTAATTGAGTAAAATATACTGTCTAAATCGTTATAGTCTGATATACCAAAAAATTTGGTGTTGATTCGATAATTAGGAATATGCACAATTAAATTTTTGTCGACTTCGGTGTTCTCTGATTTTTTTATCCCAACTAATCCGGCAGCTTCTAAAGTCACCGATGATTTAATGGTTTCGCCTTCCATTAAAAACGCTTCGTTTACAATTTTACCTGGGGTGTGTATCTCTTTTCTTAAATATTCTTTTCCTTTAAAACTGTATGACCACATTAAATTTTCTACTTTAGGGATATCACGCACATTAAATTGATTTATCTCGGGAAAATAGATTGTGGGGGTTATATCCTCAATAATAACAGTTGATTTGTCATCATTGGGGTGGCGTTTGCCAATTCTAATTTTAAATAAGGCGTCACCGCAGTATGAGTTTGACAATTCGCTTTCATAGGTTTGGACATCCATATCGTTGTCATCCCAGATAGCCCGGGCGTATGATGTGTCACCATCTTTAGCGCTGATTTTCAACGGCTCACCAAAAAGCATATCAGCACAAATTTTTGATACCATGCCGGCAAAGTTGACCATCACATAACGCAGTTTTGCGTAGTCTTTACCATAACTTTCATTTTCTATTCTGTAATTAAAGGCCGCTTTGTGATTGCCTAAAAATAATTGTCGATAATAATTGTATGTTTTTATCCTGGACCTTTGGGTACTACTTGGAAAAGTACCAAGACTAGACTCCAAGGTTGGAGCAGTTCCCGCTTCCAATTTTGGCATTGCTATCTTGGGGGTTGTCTCACTGAAATCTTTAGGCATATTTATAAAAGTATAACACTTTTAATATTTCTTATTAATGCTAGTTTAGCGGATTTGATTTAAAAACTCTAGCCTTTGAGCGTTTTAATATTCTCATTTGCATCGCTACAAAGCTACCAAACAGCGCGTCGTCGTGTTTATTATTGGCGTGTTCTCTCTTGCCACTATCCTTTTTAACAAATGTGCGCATTTCCGATAGTGTCACCGTGCTATTGATTTCTAAATTGTCCTCATCAAATAATTTTAAATATACATCGATCATTATATCCCTAGTCTTAGTGTTTGTGTTAATTCCTAGCTCTCTGGTCCTCTTGAGAGTTTTTTTATCTTGTTTGATTTCATAATAAATATTGTCATAAATTTTGCTCAAAAATAGCACAACTGAGCGCATGTTATTTTCAACGCCGGCATAGGCGTGATTATAAAATTCAGCCATTTGTTTATTTACCTCTGCCAACTCATCAGCTCGCAATTTGCCATAATATTGAGCGCATTGTTTTATCTGATCCGTAATCCCAACCTCATCATCCCAAACATCGATCGCGCCATAATCTGAACTATCACCACCAGAGGGATCGCAGCCAGTTACATAGTTTTTACTTTTCTCTGGTAAATACCAAAATTTAACCTCTTTGCGGTGTAATGCCACAAAAGCCTTCACTATTTTAGTGTTCTTTGGATAATTAGTCGTCAACCATTGCCGGCCCTGTTCTTCGGTGATTGGTGGGGGTGGTACTATGGCATCAATTAGCTCGGTGTTAAAAACATTGCCGGACCCAGATTGAAACGCCTCCGATACGGTGAGCGGGTATTCTTGCTTGAATAGCTGTGATCCGTTTAAACCGGCCCCTTGTCTATTAAGCAATAACTCTTTAATTTTCCAACGTCGCCATAAAAGCATGCCGTCAGTGACATCGATATCATGTGCCTCTTTGGCAACTTCGATAATTTTATTTTCTTCTTTGGTGTAATCGGTTATCTCTCCCGGCAATGTATACTCTGGATCTATAACCCAAGGGTAAAAATAAACCTTATAATCATAATCGTCCGGGTTTTGAATATTACTAGCTGCAATATAATCGTCATAAAACTCATTAAATCCATTACCCGTCGTTTCTTCTGAAATTGAGCCGGTTTTCGGCACAGTCTGTTTAGAGCCAGCTTTAAGCTCCTGGCGATCCTTAATATAGGCACTTTCGGTAATATGCAGCCGTTGCACGGTCCCAGATCGAACCTTTAAAGCAACGTAAATGGTGCTATCTAGAGGCTCACCGTCAAATCTCTCGGTGAATAAATACTCAAGTTTTGTGTCATATCTAGCTTTTGGCTTTAAATCCTCGTTTAAATTATCATAGGCACGTTTAACAATTTGGAAAATTTTAAGTACAGCGGCACGTTCATGCGCCAAAATAGCACACGTAATCCCCGGGTTCCAAAGAACCTCATCTAACAATTCTATACAATATAGGGTGGTAAAACCGAGTTGTCTAGCTTTGACGAGATAGTTATACCGGTGGCTGCGTCTCTCCGCTAGGTGCTTGAGCTGTGGTATTCTCGGCTTGAATATTACTAACTTCCCCTGTTTGTCCCTGATTTTGTACAGGTGCGTCATTCGCCACCACTTGCTTTTTAGCCTCTTTGGCAACTTCTTCATAATCGTCAACCTCTGTCTCTATTACATCTAATATTTTACCAATATTTTTGTCATCAGATGGGGCAGCCTCAATTCTGGTAACAAAAAATGGTTGGGCGCTTCGATGCTTCTCGGCTGCTAGTTTAATCAATTGAATTTCGTCTCGATCCATTTCAAGCCCCTGTTTGACCTTTGTATTGATTCTTTTCACCTCTAAAACAACGGTATTATTTATTAATTCGCCCGGTGTTGCGCGCAGGGCATCAACTTTATTGGAAAACCACGCCTCACTCTTGTATTTTTCCATGATAACGGTGTAGTGACTTGCTATCCCGGCCATGTTGCAAGCGTAGTTTAAAGATTGGCCTAATTCTAACCATGAACGCATCTCATTTAACCAAATTAAATATTGCTCATTAGTATAGGCCGGTCGACCTTGCCCGCCAGTTTTCTCAACTATTGCGGTCGGGTTTGTTTGAGCTATTTGTTTTTTTTCGACTGGTTTCTTTTCGTCTGGCATAATTATTCTAAAATCAAAAATTTATATCTTTTGTTTGTTGTCTCTATTAATTTAAGTTTATTTTTATCAAAAATAAGGTACTCAAGCCCCTTGCTCGTTTTAACAACCGGAAAACAGCGCTTACCGGCCTTATCGACAGTGATCTTTCTAATTTCCGGGGGAATTGGGATTGCTTTTGGCATATTGTTATTATCTTACCACAATACTACAAATATCGCTTGGTCGGGGGGGTGAGGGGTAGACTCATGCAAAGCCATTTCACCCCCCCAACAAAACCTTTAAGCTAACGGGTTTTCTTTAGCAAAGGCAAGCCAGTACGTTGAGATTCAACGACGAAGTAGCCCTGTGGCAATTCTTCGACTGTATTATCGCGCTGATCTTTACAAAAGTAATAAATCTGCACGACTAATCTATTCTTTAGAGTGACATTTTTTGCATGTAAATACCAGACTAAACCACTCTGACTGTGGTAGGTGTATGCTCCTGGTCCCATTTTAACCTCCTCTCATTGGTTAAGGGCCGCCACCAGATTGAATATTTTTTTTTGCCAATCTAGCGCCGGCACATTAATATACTTGGTAATCACCATCTTCAAATGCTCAAAACCGACATTGTATGCCATCGCTGGCCTCAAAGCATCTTGCTCAATAACATTTTGTAAATCTGTTAAAAAATCGGTTCTT